GGAAGTGACTGCCCCTCGTGTTTCTACGGGGGACTTCAAGTCCGTTTACAGTACTTCTGACGGTCTCAACAAGCTGACTCTGTCCACTCAGGACATTGCTGGCTCTCGACACCGCCACCTGGTCCGGATCGACGTGGCTAAGCTGGCTACCAACATCTACGAAGAATCCAAGAAGCAGGAAGTCACGATGAGTGTTTATCTCGTCGTTGACCGCCCTGCCAATGGTTACTCCGTTGCGGAAGCTAAGAAACTGGTTGAAGGTCTTGTTGGCCTTCTCTCAGCGTCTACTTACGCTCTCGTCGAAAAGGTCCTCGGCGGAGAGAGCTGATCTAGCTCGATCTGCTTTGGATCTCTTCTTGGACTACCGTGAAGGTAATCTCTGAGAAGTTGACGAGGATGTTATCCACTGTTGTCCTATTTATTTGGACTTCAGTCGAATTCCTGGAAAGGAGGTAGTTTCGCGCGATGAGTCTTGGTTATGACTACAATCACGCCACCTCAGGGACGCAACATGCGGTTACGGTTGTTCTTATCGTAGCCGTTCTGGTGCTTCTCGGAGGGCTTGCCATAGGCCTGAATATCCTTGACCATCTTTAGGATGGCCGACCAGGTTGATTACCTGGTGGATATTCTCCCTTCAGTACGATAGGCTAAGGAATAATCACCTCTATCAGGAGGGACTATTGAAAAGCCTGATCGCACTCTGGAACGTACTCGCAAATGAGTACGCGAGTAGATGTAGCACTAGCACCACCATGGATGTTAAAACCATCCGTGGACGGTCAGAACACGAGGGTATATCGTTTTTGACGATTACCCTTCCAACCTTTGGAAAAGACTTTCAGTATTGTCTTGACCAAGGGTTCGTTGTTCCCAAAGCCTTTCTTGCTTTCCGCAAGGTCGGCTCGTGTCTCCCCTCGTTTCTGAGAGGTTTCACGGAACAGGTGTTCTGTCCTAGTACTGGTGTCCTTTTGGATGAACCAGATATTGAAGCGATTCTCGCTGTAAGACAATTGACTTTGATCTTCAGCAAGATCCTTCTACCGTGTACTCCCGAAAGAGAGCGCGCGGCTATGTCCAGTTATGTCCAATGTGATATGGAGGTCGAAAATGTTGAAGCCTGTCTGCCTGATTCTGATGTTTCTGAATTTGGCCGTATGGCTCAACTTTTGTTTGGAGATCTCTTCTGCTCTCTAGATCGTAAGATCTATGAGCGGGAGATTATCCCCAAGCATGGTCCAGGTGCTGTTGCTGAGAGACTTTCCAGTAATGGAAAGTATCAAAGCCGGTATTGGACCACCCGGTTATCGGAAGTCTTCGATGTTGAGGACTTCTTATTCCCCAATGCCCGATTTATTTCGGACATATTTGAGGATACGGGTATCGACTTCCACGAACCTGATACAGAGATCCCTTCTCGGGTAATCTCTGTGCCTAAGACGCAGAAGACGCCCCGCATCATAGCCATAGAGCCCTCGACTATACAATATGTACAGCAAGGATTACTTGAGGCTATCATGCACCATATCCATTCAGGATTTCTGAATGGGTTTATTGGAACTGAGTCTCAGGAGCCTAACCAGCTCCTCGCTCAGGAGGGTTCCCTAACGGGACATCTTGCCACGCTCGATCTGAGCGAGGCTTCCGATAGAGTGTCTTCTAAGCTCGTCCGTACCTTGATGCAGAATCACCCTCTCTCTGAGAGGGCGGTTTTCGCATGTCGGTCAGAACGGGCTTCTGTTCCTGGTGAAGGAATAATTTCCCTCGCCAAGTTCGCGTCTATGGGTTCGGCTCTCTGTTTTCCCTTTGAGGCTATGGTTTTCTTGACCATTATCTTCTTGGGGATTGAGAGAGAGCAAGGACACCGGTTTACCAAGAAAGCGGAGTTATTCCGCTTTCTTGGTCGGGTGCGCGTCTACGGAGATGATCTTATCGTCCCCGTAGAATATGTGCATACCGTTGTCGACCTTCTGGAGCACTTTGGTGCAAAGGTTGGTCGTCCCAAGTCCTTTTGGAATGGAAAATTCCGAGAGTCCTGTGGGAAAGAGTACTATGCCGGCCATGACGTTTCTATAGTCAAGGTTCGGCGTATGTTTCCCTTGCAACGGCAGCAAGTTGCAGAGGTGGTATCACTCGTGGAACTCAGAAACCAGATGTATTTTTCTGGTAACTGGGCTACCACTAAGTGGTTAGATGGTAAGATAGAAGGAATTCTACCTTGTTTTCCAACTATTGAACCTACCTCCCCTGCGTTGGGTCGTCATTCCTTTCTTGGTTATTTTGCTGAGAAGGAAGATGAATACCTTCATAGGCCTTTGGTTAAGGCTTGTGTGGTATCTTCCCGTTCACCTCGAGATCCTCTCGAGGGTCCTGGAGCCCTACTCAAGTTCTTCCTTAAGCGTGGTTCAGAACCCACGTTTGAGTCGGAGCACTTGGAACGCGCTGGGCGTCCTCGTACCGCCTACATCAAGACGAGGTGGGTACCCCCATACTAGGGGATCCCTGGACTCGAGGCTATTTGCCTCTTGGCCCTTAGTCAGGGCCAGGGAGATCTTATGATCTCTAGCGTGGATGTTTTCATCCACGGGAGATGCAC